GATCCTTCCTTCATGAAGGACCTGCGTGCCGATCAGGGCTTCCGCGAAGTGGCCCGCTATCCCGGCACTGGCGTTCCCAATCCTCTGATGGGAATGATGGCCCCTAACGCCGCCCTTTATGGTGGTGGTCAGTTCGGCCAAGCTCAGTTCGTGGCTGGTGAGCCCGTGATGCCTTCTGGCTTCGTGTTTGAAGGTGTGCGTTTCTTCGAGTCCACCAACTTCCCCGACAAGAGCATCTCCGTCGACATTGGCAGTGGCGGCGGTGCTGCAGTCCGTACTACCCCTGCAGGTCTGTTCTTCGGCCCTCAGGCAGTCGGCGTGGGTATCGGTGGCCCGAACGCTCAGGTGCTCATCAACAACAACGACGATTTCAGCCGCTTCATCATCCTGATTTGGCAGCTGTACGCCGGTTTCGCGAACCTGAATAAGGACTTCGTAACCACTGCCTTTACCATCGTTGAGTGATAAAGGAGGTACTTAACTAATGGCTGCCTACAAAGAAGAAGCCGGTGCAATCCTGCAACCCGGTAACCAAATTAACCGCCTGTCCTCTTACAACACCGAAGGTGTGTATGGATGGCCTGGCGTCGAGGCTTTCGAGCTGATCGGTTACGTCAAGATTGATAACCTTGCCGCCGATAAAGCTTCCTACAAGAGCTTCGACATCATTGTCCCCTCGCCTGATCGTCGTCCCGATGACCGCGTGCGTGACAATCGCACCTCTCTCGTGGTGCAAGCTAGCGCTGCTCGTCCTGCTTACGTCTACGGCGCTTCTGTCGCTGTTGCTCAGGACCTCCCCGCTGGTGGACTGGCTGGCTTCCCTGCCTCCCCTGTGACCGCTGACATCGGTGGTACCAGCACCGAAGGTCTTCTGCTCGGCCCCAACAACGCTGGCGCACCTTTCGGCGTGCCTGCCACCCAGGCCAACGGTCTGGCTGCTGCTAGCTCCATCATTACCGCTAGCAGCTCCTTGTTCGCCCAAGGTCTGGAAGACACTACTGTCGCCGACCTGCCCTTCTGGACTACCGTTACCACCGCCGGTATCGATGACCAGGATGCTGCGAACTCGATGTTCTACAAGGTGACTGCTGACACCACCTTCAAGGTGTTCAACGTGAACGGCGTCACCTCCACCACCGTGGATGGCGATGGTGTTTTCATCAGCTCCACCGACAAAGATGCTGGCAAGGCCGGCTATCTGGTGTGCCGCGTGAACTACCTGCGTCCTGCTGCTCCTGCTGGTTGGGAAACCATCAACGAGTACATCGATTTCGCCTCTCAGGTTGGCGGAAGCGACAGCTGATCAACAGCTGCGATGCAACGAACGGACCCTTCGGGGTCCGTTTTTTGTGTCTAGGCATCTAGGATTTATTTTGATAAGCTAAGCGAAGACCTAATTAACGAAAATGCTTTATCAGTACCGCCTAACTGGAGGTCTAGTAGAGATGATCTCCAAACATGGCGACGGCATTGTGATGTGCATCGATTCCCAAGATGAAGTCTTATATGTCGATGAATCTGATCTGACGCCACATCTCGAGGCTACCAACGAAAAAATTCGTACAGAGGAACGCCTGACTGTTCAGCTCGAAGCTGAGGGTGTTAAGCCTCCTAAACCGACACAGCGGGAGACATTCCCATTAGATACTCGGATTAACATCAACACAGCAAGTGCACGACAAATCGCCGATTCGCTCCCTGGTGTCGGACTTAAAACAGCTCGTGACATTAAAGATTTACAACTTTCTCTGCCGGGAGAGAAGTTCACTCGTTTAGAGCAATTAAAATCAATTAAACGAATTGACTGGGACGAGATGTTCAAGGATAATCTCGTACGCGTCGAGTGATAATTTGCGCGTGCTAGTGTGTTATTGGGTATAACCAGAGAGTTGTACCCGATAACGCATTTCTTTTGAGTAATGCAACTCGATAACTTTCTCAAGTCTAAAGTTCGCTGGCACCTTGGTTATAACACCACGTCTATTCCGGCAGGTGATTTAGCGCGTCTTGAGGAAGCTGTCAACAACATTCCGGATTCGTTCTGGTATTCGAAAATTGTCGAGCAAGTCAATCGGTGCGACGAAGCTGAGAAGCGCACTGATATGACTGGAAGCGTGAACAACAATACTGTTCCCAGGAGTCGTATCGAGAGTATAGCCGGTGACGTCGATCGTACGATTGCAACCTCTGATTTTAGAGACACGCTGAAAACCTGGACGGCAATTTACATATACGAGACGGATCGATTAGCCCTCCATTTGTATGTTCCGAATTACCGAAATCCCGAGCAAGCTCGGTATCGGTTTAACCGAGAAGGTTCTGAATTTATTCAGGCCCTTCCAGGCCCTGCCGACGTCGCTGTTGGCACTCGCCTTATGCTCTCAACCGATTTCCGCTGAAGCCAGACAGTCTCGTTTCGTCATGTCACAGCTCAATCCACAGCAGATCGCAACACTGCTTAAAGAACAAGGTGTTCCGCAAGACAAGATCCCAACGATGACTGCCATCGCAATGGCGGAATCAGGTGGTCGTCCACAAGCATTCAATCCTACTGGCCTCGACAAATCCTATGGTCTGTTTCAGGTCAACATGTACGGTGGTCTCGGCCCCGCACGAATGAAAGAGTTTGGTCTTCAAAAAGAAGAGCAGCTGTTTGATCCAGCGACAAATGTCAAAGCTGCAAAGCAGATTTTAGGTAGTCAAGGTCTTGGCGCTTGGTCTGTTTATAAAAGCGGTAAGTACAAGGATTTTTTACCGCAAGCTCAGCAAGCTGCACAATCCGTCCAACAACAAGCACAACCGACACCTCAAACTACGGCTGCACGTGGCGGACGTACATTTATTCTGTTCGGCGACATGTTGCCGCAAATTGATCCGAAACAGAATCTGAATGACTTTATCCTTCGCAACATCGCCGGCGCTTCGTTGCCAAAGGTTGGCTCCACAATCAACCCAACGGAGCTGCTAACTAAAGCGTTCTTCCAAACCCCAAACTACCTTGGAGGTGAATAAGAGTGGCAAACGCGTATACGCAGGCTTACCAAGATGTTGGCTATGTTGCCAAACCGGGTGAAGACATTTTCCCGACAACAGGACCGCACTTAGATGTTCGTGTTCTTAAAGATGGGAAGTATATTGATCCCGGCACGATTCGTTCTCTTTTGACTCGTTTGAAAGTAGGAGCAGAACGTAAATCTTTATGGGAACAGCAAGGCGAGCAGTGGAACCCTGCGTATACGATTACTTCAGGATACGGCAAGCGGGATGCCCCTACAAAAGGCGCTTCTACGTATCATCTAGGACACGATTACGGTATCTCTGGAGGCACGCCATTAGCGTGGGAGGGGCCAGGTACGTTTACCCCTGGCCGGGGATACGGCAGCATCAAGACTACTGATGCGCAAGGAACCCCATATGAGATTCGCCTCCTCCATACTGTAGGTGGTAAGAAGTCTGAACAACCTGCTGTACAAGCGACGGCTCCACAGCCAACTCCAACGCAGGGGGATACGTACATAATTCTCCCTGGACGCGGTACAAGCACAGAACAAAAAGGTGGTGACTTTTTATCCGCGTACGTGCAACAGCTGATGTCCGCAGATCGACCACAGATTCAGTCTATGGTTAATCCTGCGGAGCTTTTAATGGGCGCATTTAACCAAACACCTAATTATTTAGCGTGATGCGTTTCGCAGCTGTGCCTGGTTACTCACCTTCATTCCCGGTTACATATGAGAATATGTACCGGGATTACGTTTTGACGACTCCTGGTTTCAGCGACCCCTTTAATGGTGCTCGCCAAGAGGAGCACAACAAGTGCGACTTTGTTGTGGCGTATAATGGACAAGATGATTCTAGATTTCAACTAAATAATCCTGCTTACATGCGTGAAGTTGTACGCAGTAGCACAGACAACCTTCCGCCAGTAATCTTAAACAAACGTCCATCGCAAGGTTTCTAATGAGTTACACAAAACCTGAATTGAGAGAACGCCTAAAGAATCAGATTAAGTCAGGCTCCAAAGGTGGTAAACCTGGTCAATGGTCGGCTAGGAAAGCCCAGCTTTTAGCACAAGCTTATAAAAAACGTGGTGGTGGTTATACAGGAGAGAAGACCGACAAACAGAAATCGCTTGACCGCTGGGGCAAACAGAAATGGATGACTCGTAAAGAGTATGAAAAAAGTGAAGGTTGACTTTCAATAGACA